GGATCTTCCTTGTACCCCTGCGACTCTTGGGGCTTAGCCTTTGGCGTCAACCCGCACACTTTACGCACCATCAATGTACCTACGTCGAACAGCCTAGCCACGGCCTCCACGAGATCACTCACGCTATCCGCACCATACTTGGCACGCAGCACGTCCATCGTGTGGCGTACGGCACGCTCCCGAACTTTTATGATGTTCTTCTTAGAGAACGAACGCTCCTCCACAGTCATCTTGTCGATGTACTTCTCGGCCTCGACGGTGCGTTGCACCTCATCGAACCTGGGGTCACGTGG